CCAATTTATTCGCCGCCCCGGCCAGCAACAGCGCCGGCTGGATCAGGGATTTTGCGACCAGCTTCGCCTCCTCGGGGTCCATGTGGGGCACCGGAACAGCCATGGCGTTTCTCGCCGATGACCCCAGAGTGCCCGATATTCCCTATACCAATCAACCCCTGCAGCGGCTGTTTAACGAGGCGAGCAACGTCCAGGGGTTAACCGGTTGGCCACGGCTCTGGAGCGATGACGCCATCATCAGCCGCACCTGCTGGCAGTGCGCCTCCGGGTCGCTGCTGGTATTCGACAATGCCACCTTCTCGGGCGCCAGCGGCACCTATGACGCGCCACGCCTCGGCAACCTGACTTTCGAAAAGGGCGGCGGCGTGCTGCTGGGCGGCGACCAAAACCCCTCCAACACCTGGTGGGCCAACAACCCCGCGGTGCAGGGAGACACCTTCGGGTTCGGCAATCCGATGAGTGCGGGAAACTTTCTGAACGGCCTCCAGGGCAGTACCGGGATCACCCCGATTACGCAGTGGTCAAGTCAGTACGCCGGCGCTCTGGGAGTGCAGTACGGAGACAGCAACTCCACCTACGCCGCCGGCTGTGGAAATGAGGCTCCCGGATACAACACGAGCGGCCTGAATATTACCATCGATCATGCGCAGCGCTGTTTCCTGCACCTCAAGAAAAGCGGGTACGACGAGTTCCTTTTTCAATTCGACGACGCGGCTCTGGCCGGCGGCTCTCCGACGGCTACGATCCCCATGGAGTGGCATCTTCAGTATCCGCAGAACGGCCAGACGCAAAATGCCTTTATCCCCTACGCGACTGGAAACACCACGCTGTCCGGTGGTGTCATAACCAGCTTGCAGGACGGTGGACCATACGGCCTGAAAACAGCAGTCCTTTCCCCCGCCACGATAACCGTCAACGACGACTGCGCGGGGTTAGCCGGCGGCCAATGCTCCCCCAGCGCAACCTACAGCGGCGGACTTGGCTATACACACAGATTCACCATCGCCGGCGGATCGTCCGTGGGCGCCAGCGTTTCGTCGTTCGTATCCGTGGTGGTGCACAAGATCATGCAGAGCCTCACGGACTCGACCTTTACCGTCGCGGCCATCAACCCCGACAGCAGCTGGACCGGAGCGCAGGCCAACGGCGCGCTGTCCTGCGCGGTAGCTCTCTGGTCGCGCAACGGCATCACCCATTCGTCCATGACGTCTTTCACTCCCGCTTCGTCGACGGGAGTCTGCGCGGCCAATGTGCAGTATGCCTTCGAGAGCCTCACGGCCGGCACGTACGCCGTCACCGTGGGCGGCTCGCCGGTGAGCGGTTCGCCTTTCGCGGTAGCCGCGGGAGACAATTCCATCGAATTCGTCACCAGTCTCACCGGGACAGTAGCGCTCTCTTCCTTGAGTGCGGTCCCCACCCAGTGGAATGGTAAGGTCGCCGGCGCCATCCATTAAAGCAATTTGTTTTTCGCGCACATATGAGGGCCGGCTTCGCATCGGCGGGCGTTGGGCCAGCACGCGCCCTATTTACTGAGAGTTTTCACCGGCCCGGCGCCCAAGCACTACCCAAGATTTAGGCCAGCGGTGGCCCATGCACTCAGCAGAATACGCCGCGCTTATTCCCAACCCCAAATTGGAGCAACTCAACGTATGCCAGAAATCGCAGAATTACAGCCGGACGCAGCCCTGGACACCGAAGATTTCGCTGCTTTCAACGCAGCCCGCGACGCGGAATCCGCCGCGCCGGATGCCCCGGCAATAGAAGCGGAAGCAGCAGAAGCGCAAGCGCCCGCGGTGGGCGAAGAAGAGACACCGCCATCCGAGTCGGCCGAAGAGGCTGGCCAAACTGCCGCGGAATCGGAAACCGAGGAAGAACAACAGGAGCGTGAAGAGTTAGAGGCACTGGAAGCATCTCCCCCCGTCCGCGGTAAACCGGAAACCCGGCTGGCGCGGCGCATGCGGGAACTTACCGGCGAAATCAAGGGACTCAAATCGCAGCTCGCCGAGGCTACCCAGCCCGAGTCTGACGAGGAAGTACCGGCGGAAGTCGTGTCCGCTCCGGTGAAAGTGGAGGCGGCCGTCAACGATACGCCCGCGCCGATGCTCAAGGATTTCGAGGACGACGAAAAGTCCGGCAAGTCCGCCTGGGACCTCTACGAAGCGGCAACCCGGGCCTGGAACCGGGCGCAGACCGAAAAAGCGATCGCCGGCGCCGTGGCGGCGGAAAGAAACCGCCTCAATACGGAGCACGCGGCCAAGGAAGCGGCGGCAGCCAAAGCGGCAGCCGACGCCGACTGGAACAAAGCCGCCGCCCGTTTTCCCAACTACGACCAGATGGCGCGCGAGGACGTCCCGGTCTCGGCCGCCATGCAGGCGGTCATGCGTATGGACCCCACCATGGGCACCGAGTTGGTGATGTACTTCGGGGAGCACCCGGAGGAAGCCAAGACCCTCACCTACGAGACCCTGGCGGCCAACGAGAAAGAGTGGCCCACGGCCCTCGCCAAGGCCGGCATGAAGCTCGGCCAGATCCACGCCAAAATCGCCTCCAGGCCGCCCGCCAAAGGCGCCCCAACGCCCGCGCCCAAAGGCCCCGCTCCTACACCCATCACAACCAAGAAAGTAACTACTGCTTCCAAGCCCCCCTCCATCATTCGCGGCGGCACGGCCCCTCCCAAGTTCGACCTGACCTCGGACGAGGACGCCAAAGACGTCGGCAAGTGGATGAGGGAGCGCGAGAGGCAGCTTGCCGCCCAACAAAACGGCAGAAGGTAAAACGACGTGGCTAACACCATTCTGACCCCGCAGGTCATCACCAACGAGCTCCTGCGGCGGTTCAAGAACAACCTGGGCTTCGCCCGGGTGGTTCATCACGAAGATTACAGCGAACATTTCGCTAAACCCGGCGCCAAGATCGGCGATACGCTTTCGCTGCGCGATCCTGTGCGCTTTGCCGCCACCCCCGGCGCAACCCTGATCGTTCAGGACGTGGAGGAACGCAAGATTCCGCTGGTGATCAACACCCGCTATCACAGCGCCTTCCAGTTCGACTCTCAGGAACTCACCTTGTCGATCGACCGCATCGGCGAGCGTTACATCGAAGGAACGGCCATCGCCCTGGCCAACCGCTGCGAGGTCGACGGCCTGACCGTGGCCTACCAGAACACCCCCAACGAAGTGGGGACGGTGGGCGGCGGAGTGCCTTCCGGAACGACCGCGTTCCAGACGTACCTGTCGGCTTTCGAAGCCTTGGACCGCAACGCCTGCCCGTTCGACGGCGAGCGATATATCGTGATCACGTCCAAATACCAGACGCAGATCATCGACACCTTGAAAGGTTTGTTCCAGTCTTCGGAGCAGATCAAGCGGCAGTATTTGAAAGGCCGCATGGGCGAAGGCGCGGGCTTCACGTGGATGATCGCGCAGAACATCCGCACCCTGATTACGGGAGCGCTCACGGGAGCCACCGGCAACAACAACCTGGTTGTCAACGGCGCCAACCAGCTCGGCAGCACGCTGAGCGTCCGCGGCCTGACCGCCAACTCGCCCGCCTTCAAGGCCGGCGATGTCATCACCCTGGGGCACACCAACGCCGACTACGTTTACGCCCTGAACCCCATTTCGGGAGACCAGCTCTCCGATTTGCGGCAGTTCACGGTGCTCAACGATGCCGCGAGCGACGCTAACGGCTACTGCTCGCTGAACATCTATCCGCCCATCGCGCTGTTCGGCGATCCTTCCAAGCCGAACCCCTACGCCACCGCTTCGGGAACCCCCGCCGACGGCGTATATGTGCTGGTCAACGGCTCGGCCACCAATCTCCTGGTGTCGACCAACAGCCCGCAGGCCCTGGCCTTCCACAAGGAAGCCTATGCCTGGGCATGCGTGCCCCTGACTCTTCCCCGCGCCGTCGAAACGGCCAAGCGCGCCACCGATCCCGACACCGGGATGTCGATCCGGACCGTCAGCCAATACGACGGCGTGAATGATATTTTCTTCACCCGCGCCGACGTGATGTACGGCTGGGTCGCGCCACGCCGCGACTGGGCCTGCAGGGTCGCCAGCTAAGTCAGACGGGTACGGGGTTATTTTTACGGCCTGATTAGACTGTAATTAGACCGTAATCAGAACCCTTTCCCATCCACTTCAAAGGACTATCACCTCATATGAAAACCATCCGCAACCTCACCCTTGCTTTGTTCGCTGTGGCCACGCTCGCCTTTTCGCAGGCCGTCACCACCAGCACCACCCTCGCGCAGGCCCAGGGCGCGCGCGACACCATCGTCACCCTCACGAGCTCGACCAACGTGCTCGCCCGCGGCGTAGACAACGTCGTGCAGACGGGCATCTACGTCGACCGCGAGTACGAGATCATCCTCTCGAACGCCAACGCGGCCGGCACCGGCAACGTATGGAACGTTCTGCGCGGCGGCGGCACCGGCGCGCAGGGCACTCTGCAGGCTCCGCATCTCTCCGGCGCCACCGTGTGGCTGGGATCCCCGGCGATCTTCGACCTCGGGCCGAACGACCGCACCGGCTCCTGCGCCAACGCCAGCTTCGTGTCGCTTCCCCTGATCGAAGTTCGCTCGGGAACGCTCATGAACTGCGACGCCAACTCGAAATACAGCCCCCTGGGCGTGTCGGCATTCTTCGTGCCTGCCACGTCCTGCGTCGGCGTCCCCACCACCCTCACGCAGACCACCACGTACCCCACCCTGGGCGCGTCTAACGTCCCCGTGATGAAAACCATCTCCAACGCCGCCGCCGGCACCGACACGATTACCTGCACCTTCCTCGTGCCGACCAACGTGGCGGCCCTGCGCGGCGCGCTGCTGCAGGACGTTACCCTCTTCCTGGGGTCCTCGGCCACCAGCTCGGGCGTGGTTCCCACTTCGGTGGGTACGGCCACCCTGTCGACCATTACGCTGCCCACGGCGGCCACCACGGAGACCGCCTCCACCGTTACCCCGGTGGCCATCGGCGGGACGGTGACCACGCTCGGTGCGGCCTCCACCGCGTTCCTGTCGGCGGTAACCACCGACGGCTCGTGGTACACCATCAAGAACACGTTCTCGACCGCCGTCGATCTTTCGGCCGACGTGCGTTTCCTCGTGTTCACCTTCCCGGTATTGCAGTCGGCCGCTTCGGTCACCAACCTGTCCACCCCTGGTTTGTTGGTTCACTACCGCGCTCCGCTGCTGTACTAACGCTGTTTCTCCTTTACGGGGCGGTTGCCATTTGTGGACCGCCCCGCTTTTTAAGAAGAAGGAATTGTTTTTTTTCGCGCAATAGTTCAGTCGTGCTTCGGTTCGGCTGTTTTAGGGCCAGCAAAGAGATATCTTCATCTCTTGCTGGTGATGACCAGCGTGAGATCCCCGGCGTCCTTCCAGACCTCGTGGAATCTCGCCCGCGCCTTTTCGTCGTTTTTGCCGGCGAAGAACTCCGAGAGTATGGTGACGATGCTCGCCTTGTCCACGTACGGAATTGTCACCGTCACCGCTTGGTGCGCGCCCACCAGTATCTGAATCGGTTCGTTCGAAGGCGCCGCGGCGATCCCGCAGAGCGCCAATAAAAGCGCCGCAACTTTTATCATTCCCCAATTCTAGGCCGTTTGCCGGCCCAACGCGCGCCTGCGAAAGCCGCACGAACGGCGTGTGCGCGAAGCACAGAAAGGTTTCCCTTAAATGTTTTCCGATTCCCCCGCTCCTCGCGGAGCCACTAAAGGCGTTTCCAGAGACGAAGCCGAAGGCCGCTTCAGGCCCTACAGCTTCCAGCCTTACCCGAGCATGCGCCATCATCCCGACGGCAGCAGCAAGAGAGTGGAAAACGCCGAAGAGGATGCCGCCCTCGCCGAGCCCTGGCGCAAGCAGCCCTATCCTCCCATCCCCGTAATCGCGCCTCCTCCCGAACCTACCGCGGCGGAGTTGAAAGCCACCATCGAAGGCCTGCTCGCCAGCCGCGAAAGACTGCTGGCCGAAATTGCGCGCCTCAACCAGGCCCTCGACGACGCCGCCAGGCTGGACGCCGAGCGGAACCTGCAGGAGCTCCGCCATCTGGCGGCGGCGGGAACGCCCTTGATCGACGCAGCGGCCCACGCCGAGCCGGAGGCGGAAGCCACCCGCACCAGATTCAAGGCCGTCCGCAGCAAGTAGGAGATCTCCATGTTCGGCAACGATGTCATCAAACAGGCCCTCACCCTGCACGGCATTTTGTACGTCGGCCAGATTCCCGGCAGCGACGCCTACGCGATGTGCCAGACGGCGTTCAACAACATGCTGGCGGAATGGAACGCGGCGGGCGTGGCCGTGTTCAGCGTCATCCTGAACTCTTACGCGCTGACCGGCGGCAACGGCTCCTACACCCTGGGGCCCGGCGGACCGGCTCCCAATCTCTCGGGCGCCAGGCCGGAAAAGATCGAGGCGTGGGGAGTGCGCGGATCGGCCGCCGGCTCGGACGGCGGAAGACCGCTGAACGCCGCCGATTTCGAGCGCGAGCGCGTGAAACTGGACAATGCCGCGGCCATGCTCGGGCTGCTCTCGGCCGGCGCCCTCACCGGCGGCCGCGTGAAGATCCTCAACTACGACGCCGATTTCCCCTACGGCACGCTGACCCTCTACCCGGTGCCCTCGGGGGTCCTGACCATCGACCTCTGGATCTGGGACCAGCTTACGTCCATCGTCGACTTCGTGGCCACGCAGCTCAATTTTCCTCCGGGATATCTGAAGGCCATCATTTATAACCTGGCGCTCGACCTGGCGCCGCTCTTCGGCCGGCAGATCGATCCCGGCGTCAAGATGATCGCCGACCAGACCAAGGCCACGCTGGCCGCCACCAACATCAGCGAATTGACCCGCCTCGATCCCAGGACAGAGGCGCCCCCGCCGGCAAGGCAGTAAACCCCATGCGCTGGAAACAGGCGGTACTCCTCATCCTCATCCTCGCGGCCCTCCTGTGCGCGGCCACTCTCATCCGGCCGCCACAGGTGAATTTCACGGCCACCTTCGCCTCGCCGCCAACCGGGGCGGAGCGCACCGAGAACGCCATTTACCTGTTCACCGACGCCTCCGCCGCGGGCGTGTGCAGCGGAGGCGGCTCGTCCTACGCGCTGTGCGCCTGGAACGGCAGCGCCTGGCTGGCGATCGGCAGCGGCGGCGGCGGCAGCGGCGGCATCGTCGCCTCCACGGTCACCGTCTCCAATTCCCAGCTCCTCAACCTGGCCGCCACACCGGTGACGCTCATCCCCGCGCAGGGAACGGGCACGCTGGTCGAAGTGATCAGCATGGTGATGGAGTACGTCTACGTCTCGCCGGCATTCTCCGGCGGATCCGGATATTCGCTCGTGGCGCAGTACGGCACCAGCGGGGCCAACGCCACGCAGGCCGAACCGGAAGACCTGCTATTCAGCTCGACTGCCGATCAGATGGTCATTCTTTCCGGAGGAGGCCTGAGCCTGGCGCCTTCGCTCGGGACGCTCAATACCGCCGTGGTATTGACGGCCGGCGGCGCCATCACCACCGGTGGAGGATCCCTCATCGTGCAGCTGACCTATCAGGTGCACAGCGGATTCGCGGGCGGCTCCGCCAGCCTGATCTGGCACCTGCTCACCCAGCCGCAACTCGCCGGCATCACCCAGACGCAGTGGGACGCCATTACGCAATGAAGGTTTTAATCCTTTTCGCTCTTTTCTGCTCGCTCGGGGCGGCGCAAACCCCCTACCAGGCGCTCCCTGCCACCACCAATTACCCGGCGCTGGCCACGACCATCAACGGCAAGCCGAATATGTCCTCGGGCAGCGGCGCGCCCACCGCCAACTGCACCGCATTCCTCGATATTTACACCGACTCGGCGACCAACAACGTGTGGGGCTGCCCGCAAACCAATACCTGGGCGCTCTGGGTTTTCGGAACGACATTCACGAACAGCGAGCATTCACTCGGCGGCCGGCAGTTTTTCCCCGACACACACTATTCCAACGTCGACGTGAGCACGCTGCAGGTCGATTACTCCTCGCCCTATTACATCGCTTCGCTGGCGACCGGCTGGCCCACCGTGTCTAACGCCACCTGCACGGCCGGCACGGTCACCCTCACGCTTTCCTCCACCGCCGCGATCACGAGCGCAACCGGCTACAGTATTTCAGGGATCAGCCCATCGGGATACGACGCCACCAGTTCCACCCCCTTTCCGGTCGTCACCGTGGTCGACGGCACTCACGCCACTTATCCCGTGGTGGGCGGCACTTGCCCCGGATCTTACGTAAGCGGGGGCACCGTCGCGACCACCAGCGGCAGCCGCATGGGCGTCGACCAGGGGATGGCCATCAACGTGGCCACCAATGCCACCCCGACTCCGCCGGTCGCTCTCGTGGGAGCGAACATCACCGCCGAATTCTGGGTGAACGATATCGGGGCTTTTCCGGTCACCCCCACCATGTATGTGGAGGGCGGCGGCACGGTTGCATCCCCGGGCAGCTGCGGCGACTGCCATCTGCTGGTCCTGAATACCGACACCGGAATTCTTTACGAAGCGTCCGGCATCAGCTCGACTACGCCTCCCTATGTCATGGCCAACGTGGCCATATGGAACCTGAAATCCAACAACCTGCGCACCAACCTGATCCCCAGTTTCACGGGAGCGACCACCGACAACACCGGCATCACGAGCGTCGACCAGGCCGGGTTTCCAATCGCTCCGCTCACCCTTACGCACGCCGAACTATACGCCGGCTGCCCCGGGGGCGTGGGAACCTGCACCCCGGTGAAGCATGCGCTGCGCATCACGTTTCCCCACTCCAACGGCTTCATCTGGCCGGCTACGCACGGAGGAATTTCCGGCAGCAGCACGGCCCTGCCGGAGGGAATCAGGCTGATCCTTCCCCTGAGTTACAGCGACACCTGTAATAATTTCGACAACATCGGCCAGACCTTCGCCAGCTATCCTCCCGTCGAAAGCCTGAAATGGACCCTGGAACACTACGGCGCCATGTTCGCCGATCAGGGGACAGCTACCCAGATCACCCTTGACAACGACCCCGGCTGGGGCACCGACCAGCCGATTCTGGAGACCTGGACGCATTGCATTCTGGGGCAGGATTTCGCGGTGGTACGCGAGTATCCGTCGCAGGGAATCAATATAGCGGCGATTGGCGCCTCTCCGTTCGGGGTCTCGCCGCTGCCGGCAGCCACCCCGACGTTCGCGCCCGCGGCAGGCAGTTACTACGGGACGCAATCCGTCACTCTCGCCAGCACGACCGCCAGTCCGACCATCTGGTGGAACAACAGCGGGACCTTCTCCGGCTGCACTCCTTCAGCCTGTTCCGGCGCCACCCAGTACACCGGCGCACTCAGCATCTCCTCCACGCAAACCGTGTATGCCATCGCCACGGCGACGGGATACGGCCAAAGTGCGGCAGGCAGCGCTCTCTATACTATTTCGACTACCGCCGCCACCCCCACTTTTTCGCCGGGATCCGGAACCTATGGCCCAGCGCAGACGGTGACGATCAGCAGCGCCACCCCAGGGACTACGATTTGGTGGAACAACAGCGGGACCTTCTCCGGCTGCACTCCCTCAGCCTGTTCCGGGGCCACTCTGTATGCCGGCCCGATATCGGTTTCCACGACGCAAACCGTTTACGCGATCGCGACCGAGACGCCTTACACCAACAGCCCTGTTGGAAGCGCCGCCTATGTCATCAACGGCAACGCGGCTACGCCCACGTTCTCGCCGGCGGCGGGCAGCTATTCCACCACGCAGAGCGTGACCATCAGCAGCTCCACGGCGGGGAGCACGCTCTGGTACAACAACAGCGGCACCTTCACGGGCTGCACTCCTTCAGCCTGTTCAGGAGCCACGCAGTACACGACCGCGATCAGCATTTCCACCTCGCAGACGATCTACGCCATCGCCACCAAAACGCTTTACGGCAATAGTTCCGTAGGCAGTGCGGCCTACTCTTTCCCGATTGCGCTCGTCTCTCACGGATTGCATGGCAGCACCGGCTCCATGCTTACCAGTAGCTGGCCCTCACCCATCTCTACCACAGGCGCTAACTTTATCGTGGTGGTGGAGACGCTCTACCAGCATGCCACGGTGGCTCCCACCGACACCTTCTCCAACACTTGGGCACAGTGCGGGACCGACATTGAGACCACCACCGGCGCTCAGATTTACACCGGGATATGGTACGCCGCCAATGCAACGGTTGGCGCCAGTCATTCTTTCGGCTTGAGTGCCGGAACCAGCTACAGCAGCATGTACGTGGCGGCGTTCAGCAACCTGTCCAACTCCCCTTGTACCGCCGCCATCAGTTCCTATGCGGCAGGTTCATCGGGCGCCACCGTTCAACCCGGATCGATCACCCCGGCGGCCAACGGCTCGCTAATTATCTCGTCGCCGTCCGGGTTCTACACCAGTGCGTCCTGGACAGCCACCGTCAACTCCAGCTTCACCGCCACGGACACGGGCAGCACGCCGGCTGTCGGTACAGGAGGAGGCATCGGGTATTTGATCCAAGCCACGGCGGGCGCCGTCAATCCCACGTGGACACAATCCGTCGGTGCGGCGCTGGCAGCGGCAATACAGGTGGCCTTCAAGTAAGCAGCCCCTAGCAGGAAGATGCGCGCGGAATTCAGCCATGTTCGTTAACTTCGTCGACCAAATCACGCCCGCCGGAACGCAGAACGGCGCCAACCAGGTCTTTACTCTGCCGCAAGCGCCCAGCCCGCCGGCCAGCCTGGAATTGTGGCTGGCGGGCGTCCTGTACCAGCAGGGCGTGGACTATACGCTCAATGGCGCAACCATCACCTGGATCACGCAGACCCCCATTGCGACGGACGCGCAGCTGGCTACCTACCGCTATCCGGGCGGCGGGATCTCGCCCAACCCGCCGCCCGCGCCGTCAGCCTGCGCGGGACAGGGCGGCGGCGGTCCGGGCAGCGTGGGGCTCTCCACCGGGCAGGGCGGGGGCTTCGACACCAACCCGTTCGACACCGAACTCTTCGGCGGCGTACCCGGCGCGGCGGCCGGCCCTCCCGTCATCACCTTTGCGCAATTGCTGCGCAGCTCTTTCCGCTGCATCGGGCAGCTGCTTCCGGGATTCGGCTACGCTCCCAATGAGCTGACGGATGCGCTGTTCATTCTCAACGCCATGCTGGACGCCTGGGCGGCCGACGATCTCAATGCCCCCTGGACGCTGATTCAGTGCTTCCCGCTGACTCCCGGGGTAGCGCAATACACCGTGGGGCGCGGCGGCGTGTGGAACGGCTTCCGGCCCACGCGCCTGATCAAGGCCACGCTGGTCATCATGACCAATCCGGTGCAGCCTTTGCGCCAGGACCTCGGCCTCCTGAACGCCTCGCAGTGGGAATCGATCAACCTGCAGCTCACGGCGTCGACGCTCACCCAGAAGTGCTTTTACAACCCGACCAATCCCCTGGGAACGGTTAATTTCTGGCCGGTACCGACGGAAGCCGACAACGTGGAGCTGTCCTCCATGCAGTCGATCGCCGGATACCTGGGCTCGATCAACGCCGACACCACGGCCTTTGTGGCCCCTCCGGGATACCT